AAATCTCATAGTATCAGACATTGACCTTTATAACCTGTATAGCGACTGCAAACAATATGAAGCAAAAGCAAACGCCGGGCTTGAGCTGCATATAACATATAGTTTCGTTACGGATCATAAAATTGAATTCTTTTCAAGATGGTTACCGGCTAATACTGACTTAATCTTGACACCCCCGGAAACGGCAGTATCAACACTTGATTTTATACACTTTGTGCGTTGGTCTGATTTTGACGTTTTCAAAGCAACTTTTGCAGACTTTTTGACATGGCTGCTATGAAAACAATAACATACACAACGCCCGCCGGGAAATATCCCGGCCTGGCTGCTGATATATTAAAGCAACCGCACACATTGATTGCAGGCGCGACGGGATCGGGAAAGAGTGTTTTAATCAACAGCGTAATATATGCGGCGTTATATTCCGCGCCATGTCAAAAACAACTTATCCTGATTGACCCGAAGCGCGTTGAATTGATAGACTACAAAGACACCCCGCACACGCTGCGATACGCGAGCGAACCCGCCGACATTGCCGCGGCGCTGCGTTATGCCGTCGGCCTGATGGAGAACCGCTATAAGATCATGCAGCAGAAAAGAGTTAAACAGTATCCCGGCGCCCACGTTTATATCTTTGTGGATGAATTCGCTGATCTTATGACAACACAAAAACATGAAACAATGCCGTTATTATGCCGGATCGCGCAATTAGGCCGCGCCGCCGGAATACACTTGATACTTGCAACGCAGAGACCGACGCGCGATATTATAACGGGACAGATCAAAGTGAACATAGACGCCCGGATCGCGTTACGATGCCCGACGGCGCAGGACTCAAGAAATATAATCAACGTCAAAGGCGCGGAATTGTTACCCCGGTATGGATATGGTTACTACCTGACGCCGGAAACAATGCAGCCGGTGTTAATGGATATACCGTACACGGATCAAGCAGAGATCAAAAGAATTTTAACCCATTGGAAACAGCAGACCCCGAAACAAAAGAAAAAGTTTAGTCTATTTCACCCCGCCTGACGCGGGGATTTTTAATACCCCGTCAAAATACCCCTTAAAAATCATCATATTTGCACGATAGACAAAACAATATAAACATACTACCAAACAATAAAAGCCCCGTATTTTTAACCATACGGGGATAATTTAACGGCATACAACAAGACCGCAAGCGGACAAAGCAAACAACCCGCCGACGGCAGATCACCGGCAGCGGGTAGTATTTCCGGGAATGTTCACCGGCGCGAGGAATAAAAGAGAACCGACAGCGCCGCAAATATCCCTTTGTGGCTTTGTGCGTCAATCGTCGGGATCGGTCACAACACTATCGACGTATGCTGCTTCCAGGGCCTTTGTGTCCGTCGCGTCGCCCAGGGGACTTTGTGGCGTGACAACAACTTCCTGTTTATCGGATAAACCAAAGTAGTTTTTAGCGCGGAATATGTACGTTATCTGCGGTATCTTACCCATTGCCACAAGTTTGGCGTCAATTCCGGCAAGTATCTCTTTTGCCTTCTTTATCATATCCCGGCGGTCCGCGCTGCAATGTAAGCCCTGTTCCCACGCATAGACGGTCGATCTGATGGTTCCCAGCGCAAGACACATATCTTCAACCGTGGGTATCTGTCCGTCCCTCGTACATTGTGCGAAGTATTCATTGAGCCTTTGTGCGCATTCCTCGTCAGACTTGACGATAGGGCGCTTGAAGTATTGGAATGACTCTTTGACGACCTGCGATATCTCGTCGGCTTTGGCTGTTGTTGTGGCTGCTATGGACGCGGATTTTGAACCGCGTTTCTTTTTTACTATTTCTTGACTTACCTGCTGAAATTCTTCCTGATCCATTAATTGTCCCTCCTACAAGACCAGATATCCCAGACCTGAGCATACAAAGAGCAGATATAATCCGCAAGGTCCGGGTATGCATCAATAAGCTGTTCGCATTGTGCCGCGAGCGCGTCCCAGAACTTAAGTCCCTGTTGATCGCCCATATCAGGAAACGCGAGAGCTGCGTCCGGGAGCGCGTCAAGATCATACTTAGCGCAGACGAAAGCGAAATCAATGTTATCAATTGCCTTTGTTTTCGGCATAAAAACACCCCTTTTTTAGCGTTAAAAATACCCTAAAAAGTGTAAACAACTGTAAACATCTCCTTGAGTTGTTTACACTTGTTTACACCTGAAAATCCCGTCAAACCCTATTCGTTACGGCATTTGTCAAATTTTGGGACAAACAAGTGTAAACAACTTTCTCTTATATTTAATATTTTTTTTACTTTTTTATTTTTTAAAAGTTTTTTTTATAAAAAAGTTGTTTACACTTATTCGTCAAAATAGACAAAGACCGCTTAACCAATAGGGTATTGAGTCCCCAAAAGTGTAAACAACCCCTGTAAACAAGGTGTAAACAAGTGTAAACAAGTGTAAACAACTACCCCCCTTTGTGCAATTTGCTAATCCACGGCGTCCGCCGGAACCCATTTCGCCTGGCGGGATGGTGTGGGCTTAATGTATTGATATAAAGTACCGGACCGGCGCCAGCCTGCCTTCTGGAGAAGCAGCCCGATATCGTTGCGGTCGGCCTTTGAGGGACGGTCGAAAGATGAATGTCCGTATGCGTCGTAATATATCTCCAGTACGCACGTTTCACTTTTGCCGTCAAGATATGACCGTATCAGCGACAGGAACGGATCGTCTATTGTGGCGGCTTCCTGCTCCTGCTGGATACGCTTTAACAGCTTTGTGTCCGGCGTGCAGCGCATATACGGCGTTTCGCGCTTGTGGTACGCCTCCGCCCAGCACTGTTCCAGCTCCGCCCTGATCTCCGCTTCGCGGGAATACAGATCGTCGCCGTCGGAATGTACCTCTATCGGGATAAAGCGCCGGTTGCCGGTCGGGTCTGAAAGAAACTGTAAAGCGTTCGTCGTGCCGGCCATGACGCATTTGCGCTTGATGTCACTGATCGTCCGGTCATACGGCCGCCGGTAATGGTCCCGCTGCTGACTGATAAAAGCCTTGACCTCCTCGACCTCGGACTTGCGCAGCGCTGCCAGCTCCGGTATCTCCACGATCCACTTCCCGTTTAACGCCTCCGCGCCCTTCTGATAATCGAACGTCTTTAACTCGCCGTACCAGTCATCCTCCAGCGCGGCCCAACGCAGAAACGTTGACTTGCCCTCGCCCTGCTTTGTGCCTATCAGCGTCACGACGTAATCGCATTTGCACCCCGGCTCGTAAAGCCTGTTGATCCCGCCCGCAAAGAACAGCCGCGCCGCCTCCACCGCGTATGGCGACGGATTGACCTGTAAGATGCGGACAAACGACTCGTTGATATGGGATTTACCGTCCCACTGTATGCCCTCTATGCGCTGCTGTATCGGATGATACCGGCGCGACGGCTCCGCGCAGTAAATACGGAAAGCGTCGTCAAACTTGCTGACGCTGTATAATCCGAACTTCGTTTCCAGCTCGGCCTTGATCTCCGCGCGGTATGCGTCGTTTACCGGCTCCGACCTGCCGTCCTGCAATACGACCGGGACCTCCAGAAACTCATCCCACAGGACCGGAGCGCACGTCTGCGCCTGGAGCATCGCGTCCACGAACCCGTTGACCGTTTTCGGGATCGGTCCCTGCTGCTGTTTCTTCTGCTTCGCCACGCCGTTTCACCTCCTGCTGCTGTTGTATGATCTTATTCGCGTGTTTCAACGCCTTTGCGAGATATTCGTTTTCCGCTTTTAGCGCCCGTATCTGACGGTTTAAAGCGGCGATATCGTCAAGATAATCTTCTTCGTTGTTAAACATCGGCGTTATCTCCGAACATCATCTTGTCAAACGCGGCGCTTGCCGCTGATCGCTGCTCCTCGCCGCCGATACCGAACGCCTTGTCAAGCGCGGTTATCGCGGCTATCGCCTGTACTTTGTCCTTTGTGGTCATAATTTTATCCCTCCGCCTTCTACCGTTACCGTCACCTGATCGGTCTCGCCGTATATCTTTGTGACGGTCAGATGCGCTACAAGCGCGTCGTCGGCCATTGCGACGCCTTGCAAACCGTCAAGTATGATCTTTGCTATATTGTCCCCGTCCGGCTTCTTTCCGACGTACTTTGTGGCCAGCAGTTCCAACTTTTTAGCCTTTGACAGCGACTTCGGCGGAGCGAACTGCGCGACGATATCGACCGCTATCAGCCCCTCCATCATCTGACCGCCCGCCGCCTGATAGCACATGCCGACCAGCTTCTCATACTCCTTGGTTTCCGACGGTGTGTAGGGATGTCTGTTACTCGTGAATCTCGGCCGCTGTTTTCCCCTGGGCTTGCCGGGGATGGTAAATGTTGTTTTACTCATTGCGTCCCTCCGTGTTCGCCGTGTTCAAATCTTGCCCAGCGAGCCTTAACCAGCGCTTTGTCCATCGCTTCGCCGCCGTCCCACTCATCGTGATCCGCGCCAGCGATCCAGACTTCCCCTCTATGAATTGAGAATAAAGCGCAATAGCAGTCACCATCCATAAAAGCATATGAATGAAAGCGCCAATCGTTGCAGTACGTTTTCCAATAATCCAGCCAGTTTTTGGGTATGTTTCCGAGGACAATTACAGGATGATGCTTGCTTAAACATTCAATTTTATGCTGATCGCATTCATTCATAACGCCCTTGACTTCGACGTATACAGGCTCATGCTCATCTGTAATACTTCTATGTCTGACATAAATCAAAAAATCCGGCAGATACTTTGTCCCGTCCTCAAATTCAAAGCCTTCCGGCTCGTATTCGTATTTGATGCCTAAAGCGTCAAAGAACACCGCCCACTTCGCTTCGAGTCTCGATCTGAACCTGTACCCGTTATAAATTGTTTCAATCGGTTTGATTGTTGCTTCAGTCATCGTCGCTCCCCTCTTTGTCTGTTTCTGTGGTGTAATACTTTTTCACGTTCTGTATTTCCCGGCAGCCGTCTTTGTCCCTGTCCGTACAGTCCCGCTGCTTCCGGCAGTGTTCGCACAGCCAGCGTATCAGCTTGCCGCCGTCAGTCATCTTGTTCATCTGGCGAGTTTCGCGCTCGCTGTTCGTTTTCAACGCCATCTCCTCCTTTTGAGTTTGTCCTTATGCGGGTCGAACGTGTCATACCGCTCGTAATTCTGCTTCTTTAATGCCTTTACCCGCTCAAGCTCCCTGCGCCATTCCGCGTATTTTTCACACTGAGAATGACACCCGATAAAACGGTTCAGGCATCCCCTGCACGGGTTCAGTTCGTCCAGATGGTCCATGTCGTTACCTCGCTGTTAATCGTCCTCCATGCCTGTAAGCAGCCATTCCGGAGAGACGTTCAGATATTGCGCGATCCGGTCCAGAGCGTCCCGGCGCGGCTTTGCCTTGTCCTCCATGTACTTGTAAAGGCTCGCGCACGGGACGTCCATCCCTTCCGATATCTCTTTTAAGCTCTTTGTTTGCCGTTCCTGCGTTACCAGCTTGTGCAGCCGTTTGCCGAACGTCGTATAGTTCCCGTGGATCGGCGCCAGACGGTACGGTTTCGCCAGCTTCCGCAGCGTCCGGTACTGGCCAGACTCAAACACCCGCTCATATACGGCGTGTATCTGATCGACGGTCCAGCCGGTTTTTGCCGCCAACCGCTCCGGCTTGAACATATCGTTTGCGATCACGAACAGCAGCTTCTCTTTGTCCGTCATGTCGTAACGCCTTTCCCGAATTTAAAGCCTGTTTCCGGCACGTCCTCGACCGGAATACCCATGATGTGAGCTGTGACTTCCCGCATGGGCTTTCCCCTTGATCTGATCTGATACTCGCGGACCTTATCGGGATTTTTTTTCTGCCATTCCTTCCGGTACTCGTTAAGTTCTTCTTTGTGTTCGGCTCTGTATTCCCGCTGATATTCAAGACGCTTTTGCTTACTGAAAGCGTAATTGACCCGCTGATTGGAGAGAATGCGCTCTTTGTTCTTCCGGTAGTATTCCCGCTGATATTCGCGCGCCTGTTCCCTGTTCTCCGCGTAACGTTTGCGCCGCTTCGCGCAGTACTCGGCGTGTTCTTCCGTCCCGTTGGTATACGTCAGTCCGGTACAGCCCTTGTTGCCGCGCTTCGCGTTGCTCAGTTCCTCCGGCGTTTCAAAGTCCTCTGCTTCCGGCAGGTCTGTCAGACAGAACGGGCAGCTCGGATACGTTGCCTGTCCCCGCTTCATGTAGACCTGTTCGCCGCATTCCGGGCATACGAACAGCTCGCAGTTTTCGGCGTCGGTCGCCGGTATCCAGCTCCCGCGAAAAACGTTACTCACGCTTCGCCGCCTCCTCCCGCATACGGTGTCCCTGGGCGACGACGATCAGATCCCGTATCATATCGGATACTTCCGTCGCGTCAACGTAATCGCTCGACAGATCGGCGTGATTGGTCTGCCGCGTGTACCGGCGCCCCGTGAGCATTTCCACCGTGTTTATCATTCCTGAATTGAGTTTTATCTTGCGTATCATCTTCATCACTCCTGTTTGTTGTTTTCTGTTATATCGGGCAAAACGCTCTTATCAGCGTTCACGATCTGACTGCCGTTATTTTCTGATAATCCTCAATGTACTTCCGCCTTGCTTCTGCCTTTGTATAATCGTAATACTGCCGGACACCGTTCTTCCCGTAGACTACCCATCCTCCCCGGATATTACGATCCATACAGTAGTTCTGCTATTCCCTGTCCAGTCTTTCATTGTTCAACCTTTCCTGATCGTCGCAGGTCGTTCTCATCTCCGCCCCGCAGTTCGGGCAAAACTTAATCCGTTCAGCATAGTCAGTTCGCCACGCTGCTGTTCTGTACCCGATATTTTTACAGTTTGAACAAACAACAAAGTCCTCATCTCGCTGCGACTTTATCCACTCTCCCTTGACATTCTCCCGAACGTCGGCGGCGTCTAATCCTTCTATGATGCAGATTGCGTCGCCCATAGCACAGGACCCGCACATTATTGCTCTCTGCTTTTTGGGATACGGACACAACCTGTCGCAAGACTTATCAAGCGCATCAAGCGCAACATCTCGGTCTATGTATTCAGCCATCTTCTTTCCTCCTAAGTGCTTTCCCGCATTCGGGACAGTAGTTCAGCTTATATCCTATGCCCTGATTACGATAATCCGTACTTCTGCAAGCATGTCTTTTTCCCCTTGCTTTTGTCCAAGAACGGTCTACAAGAGCGACCGTATATTCGTGATATATCCTCGGTGCGCCGGTTTCCTTGTTCATTTTATCCAACTGAACATCAGCGGATTTATACACACTAAGATATCGGCAGAATTCACAGTCAGCCATTATCAGCCCTCCAATTCGGGGAACCCGACAAACCGCAAGTCCTCTAACATTTGGAAGCCGAGAAGATAGACATCTTTTTCGCCCTCCCACCAATCATTCTCCCATATAAAGGTCATTTCGTTTCCGTTAAAATCAAGATATTCCGTTGTTTCAATCCCATCAACAGAAAGCGTGACAAGAGCCGAGCCGTAATAATGCTTTTCACACCATCCCTCAATGATTTTTGCAACTTCTTCATAAGGGTCGTCGCTCGTAATTTTTATTGGCATTCTTTCTGCGTCAGTCATTGTCTGCTCTCCCGTTCCACGCTTTCGCCGCTTCGTCCATTGCACAATACCTTACGCTGCGTTCTTTTATTTTTGTCCGAGCTCCGCATGTGTCACACTCAACATAAACGTATTCAGAAGCTGGACCGAATTTCATTTCTGCCGTTCCTCCGCAGAACGGGCACTCTCTCAGTTCATCCATTGTCAGCCCTCCGTCCTACGGCTTCCCGCTCTTACAGGTAAAGTTCGTGCGCCTTGATTTTTTCTTGCAAGCCATCGGGATGGATTTCACAAAACACCCTGCGTTCCTGCTTTTCGTCCTTGATTGACGAGATTTCAATCCACGGCACTTGCTCTATATGCCGGTCGTAATAATGCGGGACCCTTTTATTATCCGAGTGAGTGTCCATCCACAGGATGCGCAACCTACGGCCTGTTTCTTCGCGTGCGACGCTCCTTGCGTACTGCGCAAGATTTCTGTAATTGTATTCTTCGCCGACAAACTCAAACTTTTCTATGCCCTCGGCAAGGGCGGTCTGTATGTCGGCAAGGATGTGCTCCCTTTGGCTCGCCGCTTTCTGTTTACAATTTCTCGGTATTTCGTCCAACTTTTTTATTGCCATTTAGCCCTCCTCCTTCAATCTGCGTCCACACTCAGGGCAAAACTTCGGGCAATAACAAGCGTCATCATCTCCGCGAGCGACTATCATCAGTTCATCACCCAAAAGCTCGGCGCATAAAGATGTATATTGGGCGTCGTCATCAAGGTCTGTAGAATACCAAATATTGCCCATCCAAACATAACGCTTCGGATGACATACAAGGCACACGCCATTTTCATCTTTAAAATCAGCCATCTTCGCCTCCAACAAATGCGCGTTTCATGGATGCAAGCGCACTTTCAGCGTCGTCAATGTTTTCCGGCTTTGCTGGTGCGGTCTTGCTTACTGCATCCATTATGTAGTTGACAACAGCTTGATTAGTTATCATCAGTTTTTTCCTCTCTGATTAACGGCGTAAACGACTGCATCAACGCATTGCCGAGAGCCGTTACAAAAGTCTCATCATTGCTCAAATCGCTTCTGCCTATGTGAACAAGAATCCCGTGTGCTATTTCGTGGCATTCTGCCTCTCGTTGAAGTCCCTTATCCACATCTGCGTTGATTCTTATCTCAGCTTTGTCATACTTGATCTCGCCAAGATGTAAGTCAGTGTTAAAGTTGTCTTTTGCATAAATTACTTTGTGCGGTATTCCGCAGATATTGACATATTTCATTCCGTTATATCCTCCGTATTGTCCTGCCGTTCCCCCCGCAAAACGGGCAGAATTTTAGCCTATCCATCTTTTTTCTACCTTTCTCAGTTTATCCATCCGTCCACTTCAACGCCTGGCCGCATTCGTCGCAGAAATCCATACTGTCGTTCGCGCCCGCATTGCATACAGGGCAGCACCCGGTGTAATACGCCGCTTCTTCCCAATAGCATTTTCCGACAGGCTTCATCGGCATCTGTTTTTTCATCGCGTCACGCGCCTTATACAGATCCCTTAACTGTATCCTTCCGATAGCGGTAGGCAGCGCGTGACTGATCTCAAAATGGTTGATCTCGGCGTTTATAGCGCAGTAGGCTTCCACAAACTCCTTATATTCCGTATCCGTCATTCTGATCGCCTCCGTAACGTCTGAGCGTTTCCGCTGCCTTTCTGACCTTGCGATCCCGGTGCAGCTTTTTGATCCGCATCTCAATTCCATAAAGAAAGTCTGAGTCTAACCACAGTATAACGGCGGCGATGAAGCAGACGATGCCCGCTAACGGCATTAAAATTTGATATAACTGCATAATTATTCCTCCTGAAATGGTTGTTAATCCGCGTAATATACGTCAACCCCGGACTTGCGACCGAACTCGTCGCATTCATCGGGATCGCCAAGATAAATATCTATCACGTTGTCCGCCATCCTGCCCCGGTCGCAAACCGTAAAGGTCCCGTAACCGTCGATGTATAGGACCGTCCCCAGGGCGAAGTAATTGGACGCGCAGGCGCCGTAATAGGGATATTCCCCGTTTGCCATCGGATTTCCGGTCCACTCGTAGGCTGTCAGCTCAAAGGTCCCGACGTACCCGCCGTGGAGCGTGTAAGCGTCAACCTCGTCGTAGTAGACCTCGATGGTCGTTTCCGTGACCGGCAGCGTCGGCGCTTCTGTTTCACGGGGAACGGTCGTTGTTTCCGCTTCCGTGGGCGTATCGTCTACAAGCCCCGTAGAAGGCTCATATCGGCGCGATAAGCTGTCAGCGACAAACTTCTCAAGCCCCGATGAAAACTCGCTCAGAAGCGCCGCATCGACCGCCGGAGCGTGTTCTCTCGCGCTCTTGTGGAGCGCGGCGATCACAAGAACGACCGCGCCAAGAAAAACGACGGATGTTATAAGCGCTTTGGTAGTACTGCTCATTTGTTCACCTATATTTTGATGTCTGATAGTTCCTCGTAGGTCCGCTCGCAGGCGTCTCTCAGCGCGACCGCTGACCAAAACTCTGTCTCCTCTGCTTTGCTCTTGAATGTCGGAGCATTATAGCATCGGAGAATTGCGTTGTAAAAGTAATAGCCCTCAAGGGCGTCTTGTCTGATCTGATCGTACTGCTTGCGCTGCTCCGCGACGTAAGTATAGATCGAAGTCCGGCGTCTGACCGGGACCGTCTCGTCGCCGTCGGCAAACAGCCGGAGTTTGTAGTCCTCGTCAAACCGCTTCAGGGCCTCGATAAAGGTCAGGTCCTCAAAGTACATCATTGCGTCTATGACGTTCCCGCCCCTGCCGCAGCCGAAGCACTTCCACCGCTGACCGTTCCCGTAAATACTGAGCGACGGCGTATCGTCTGCGTGGAACGGGCAGCAGCACTTTCCCTGTTTTACGTCAACGCCGTGTCGCACAAATACTTCCGTGACCGGCACGGCGTTGATGACCGTCATCTTCGCGGTCGGAACGTCTGTCAGAAGGGTAAGTCGTCCTCCGACGTGTGAGCTGCCGACGTGACCACCGTGTCGAAAACCGGGGTAGGGTCCTGGTCTTTAAGCGGCTTGAACTCCGGCACGGTGAAGTTCTTGCTTCTGACGTCCTGACCGGCTATCGTGTCCGCGACGTACAGGCGCTCCCTTACTACGCCTTCCCTGTTGCGGTATTCCTCGTAACCGACCACAAGACCGATGAACAGCCCTCTCAGGACGTTCGGATCGTCCTTCATCATACCGCAGTTGAACTTGCCGGGATTGCTCTTTTCAAGGGATGACAGAAAATGCTTGAAGAAACCCCTTGCCGTCGGCTTGTAAGAGCGGATAAAGTTCAGCTTCCACCAGCCGTTGTGAGCAGTCTTTTCGCCCCAGCCTTTGTATTGGCCATCGACGATTTCGTACTCAAGCTTGAGATACTGTTTGTCGGGATAATCCTCAACGTTGGTTATCTTGCAGATATAACCGTCGGCGGGCAGTTTTTCGATCTCGCCGGTGGCCTCATTCTCTTTTGTCCAGTCTACTACTTCCATTATTTGGTTCCTTTCTCGGCTTTAAAGCCGTAATAATCTCTGATCGCCGTATCGACCTCTTTCAGGTCGTTCGGCACTTCTTCCGTTTCAAACATATCAAGCGGAGCTTTTGCAATGTCAAAGCCGTCTGACTGCGTTCTGAACACATAGTTTTTAGCGCTCCTCATGGCGTGTAATGCTATCGTACACATACCCGCAAGATTGACCTTGCTGTCAAGCAGCTTGCCCAGCGTCAGAGGCGTTGTGTTGCCGCTGTCGTCAACGTTCTCGTGCATGATGATATATACAACGACGTCGGCGGGCAGATCGTATATGACGAAATTGAAAAGCGTCCACATGACCTGAGCGATCTTATCGAACTTGTCAAAGTTGTTTGCGGACTTCATGTTCATAAACAAATCCGTCATCAGATATCCCGCGTCGTCCACGACGGCAGCCTTGCAGGGCATGGCCTTCAGCTTCTCTTTGATCTTCTCGATATTGTCCGTTGACAGCGTGTATTTGAACTGTTTTCTGAACGGATTGGGCTTGTTTACCACCTTGCAGAGCAATATCTCGTTCTCCGAGAAATTCCTCATAGCGGTCGATTTTCCGCATCCGCTCTTACCGTATACAAGTACAGGTATTCCCATGACCGCACCTCACTTCAAGCTGACGCTGTATCCGTCTATGACTTCGACGCCGGGGATATCGACACCGCGCTTTACAAGCTGTTTCGCTTTGGTCTTGTTCACTTCCGGCTTCTTGTAGGTCAATACGTCGTCGTATCCCTCACGCTGTAAGAAGTCAATCGCCTTATCCGGGTCCGGTACTTCCGTGCTTGTAGTCTTGCGGTGCGTGAGCTTTGCAATACCAAAATCAGTATTCTGCCCGCCGCACTCTCTGTCAAGGATACCGATAAGCCTGTCAATCACTCTTTCGTTGTCCTTGCGGAGCTTGTAAAGACGGTCCTCCTCCGCTTTCGCAGCGACGTTGTTTGCCCTCATATTGAGTACGCCTTCAGCGAGCCATCTGAGGATATCTTCACGTTCGGCCTCGACACTGTGAAGTTGGGCGATGATCTCATCCGTGTTGTCAGGCATTTCCCCCGTCTCCGGGTCGGGCTGGAGAGCTGCCATAAGCTCCTCGATCTGTCTGTTTGTCTCATAAAGTTTGCTCATTTTTCATTCCTCTTTTTAAGAATCTTTCCCACAAGACCGCATTCCTCAAGCGGTACTTCGCGGATAACCTTTGCGCTCTTCGTTCTCACTTTTCCGTCACCATACAGGGGAACAACAATCTCGGCTTTCTTCGCCTCTATTTCAAGGATCGCAAGATCGGGCCAATAAAAACCAAATAATATACACCAATCACGGTAAGCTAAATGTATGCCTTCGGCGCATTGCTTCGTTATATCTGTCGATACGTTTTGTGCTTCACATTTTGCGCCGAGGACATACTCAAATGACTGGTCGTAAGCCGAAAAATACTTACCATCGCGTTTATGAACGGCCTTGAACAACCTAACAGTATCGCCAGTATCTTCTATGGAATAAAACGAAATATATTCCTCAATATTGCGCGGATTATACACAACGCGAGCATTATCTTTCGTCGTTATGTTGCTCGCGCCGTTGTCTACAACTTGACTGTTTCCCCACGCTTCGACGGTACTGTTTTCCCACGCTACGACGGTACTGTTTCCCCACGCTTCGACGGTACTGTTTTCCCTCGCTTCGACGGTACTGTTTTCCCACGCTACGACGGTACTGTTTTCCC